GTATTCATACGTTGGTTCGGGTTCACCCACATCCTCGTACTCTCCGTAATCAACGGGTTCTTCTGGTGGTGGAGCAGAAGGTCTGGTCTGTTTATCCGGATTCGCGAAAGAATCTATATCTTCCTGGAAAGTTTGTGTCTCTGGGGGAGTAAATTGTGTAGCCATACGTCTAGGCATTTGCTTTTTTACAGGCTGAGGTCTGGGAACTGTAATTTCAATCTCATCCATCAAAGCCTGTTCGTTATCGTCAAGTTTCATGACATTCGTGTCATTCCGATTAAGTATGATCTCACCGTCCATATTAATCTTTATATTGAAACTATTATAATTTCTTTAACGCACTTAATAAAAAAATATTGGATCAATACAAATGATTAAACTCAACTCCACTAACAAAAATACTCTCAAGGCGATCGTATTTGTCTTTGCAATTTTATGCGCCCTCGCCGCCGTGCGAACCAGTAAGTACCAGACCGTCGATATCGAAACCTCGGACGAAGGGTCGCTCTTCGATCTCGAATCCAAGGAAGAATGTCTCAAGGATTCGTATTATTCGGATAGTAGAGGCGGTGTTTGCGGTGGTCAAAAATTGGTCGTCGCGCAAGCGGGATACAAGATGAAGTAAAATCTCCAGTATATATAAATGGCGCTAGTGACTAGCCAGTCAACTTTACCAGATTTCGAACACGAATATCATACAGTTATTATTGATAACTTAGATCACGGTTCAGAGAATACAGATTTTACATGTTTTTTACCAACACCACTCGAAAATGTCGTTCAAGCACAATTAGTTGCCGCGAGTATTAACACAACAGGTGATGCTCAAAGGTGTATACATATTGGCATAGAACAACTCAAAAGTAATTTTTCCCAACGTGGGAAACAGGATCTCGAAGATTCAGATGATAACCACATTAATGGTATTTTTGGTACAATTATTTGCGAGCATTTATTGCATGCTGGTAGTGGTGCCCAAAAAGCTGTTTTCTTCAAAAACGAGTATCCAATAATACAACAATATTATAGCCCAATCCGAAAACTCGATAGATTAACATTCGATTTGGATAAACAGGACGGTGGAGCAGCCGCATGTGGGGATGTCGTTTTCGTTTTTAGATTCGTTTGCAAAAAAAGAAATTTGCCCTTCAAATAATTTCAGGGCGCCACGCACGTATAATTTAAACCTCTTATTAATATAAATGTCTTCTGGTGTTGTTCAACTTATCGCCATTGGTGCACAAGATAAGCACATAATGGGCGAACCAGAAATTTCATTCTTTAGTTCCACTTTTAAGCGTCACTCTAATTTTTCACAATCCGTCGAAAAGCAAACGATACAGGGAGCTGTGAAAAATAACGCTATGTCATCAATAAAATTTGAACGATCTGGTGATCTCTTAGGATACACGTATCTTGCTATAGATAATAACGTAAAAGCACTCGATGTTAACAGATGGGATAATCTCATAGATAAGGTCGAACTACTCATAGGAGGTCAGGTCATAGATACACAAGACTCGGCTTTTACTGAAAAAATAGCCATCGATACGTTCGCAACAAACATGTCTAAAAGCGCCATGGGTACACACCCAGGTATCAGCTCTAGATCATATTTTTACCCGTTCAGGTTCTTTTTCTGTGAAGGTGCTCAGTGTGCTTTACCAATTGTTTCGTTACGGTACCACGACGTTGAACTCCGCATTTATTGGGGTTCACAAGCGAGTAATTATAACTTCGAGTGTTATTCGAACTACTATTACTTGGATAACGAAGAACGCGGAAACCTCGTTTCCCGAAACCATAATTTACTCATTACACAAGTTCAAAAAAGTATACCATCAAATGAACTTATACAAGAACTTACGTTCAACCACCCCGTTAAGTATCTCGCGTGTTCGGATACAACAACAGAAGGTGCGTTAACATCCGCAACGAATAAAGTGAAAATCGAAATTAACGGTCTCGATTTGTGTAATTTTAAATTCGGAAAACCACACTTTATGGAAATACCCAATTATTACCATACGACGTTCGTCACGTCCCCTGATTTCTTTTTATACTGCTTTTGCCTCTCGACGAGCTCACTCCAGCCGACAGGAACGCTCAATTTTAGTCGATTAGATTCCGCTAAGGTAATCAGTCAAACCACCAAAATAAATGACCCAATATACGCGGTTAATTATAATATTCTTAGAATTGAAAATGGTATGGCCGGATTAACCTACGCAAATTAAAATACATACTTATATTAATATGGTTAAAAACTTACCTACCATCGAGCGGTCTACCAAAATCCGGTTTGGTAAACACGCTAATGATGATCAGGCCGAAAACACGATCGTGTTCAACGCCTCCGATAGTTCGATTACAGCCACTCAAACTGGTTCCGTGTACATGACACCAGTTAGAACCGCAGAAATTTCAGGGTCTACCTTTTTAGGGTACGTACCAGGTACAAAGGAAGTTGTGGATACGGGTGTATTAACATCACTTTTAGGTGGTGTGACTTTGGAATCTGCCGCAGATCAAGGTAATACAGTATCAAACGTCGTTCAATTTATAAACGAAACAACCGGTTTCATAACATCGTCTAATGTTGGTATATCAAATACCGCACCCACACACGCCTTATCGGTAAAAGACAAGGTTTTTATAGGTGGTCCTACAGGTGATCCAGATGATCTTCGTATAGAAGGTAATACAAAAACCACTAAATTACAAACGGGAACAGAAGTTACCATCGATAAAAACGCCACGAACAAAATCCAAGTTTCGGGTATTATCAAAACAGATAAACTTCATGCAGATTTTATAGGTATTTCAAATGTAGCGCCTACAAACTTAATAAGTATTGGTCCCAATGGTGAAACCACGTTTAATATTCCTACACATACAACATATGCACTTAGTACGACCGGGAACGTTAATGCACAAAATTATATAGGTGATGGTGGTCTCTTATCAAATATATCGCTACAATCGGTTTCGGATAAGAGTAATATAACGTCAAATACCATTATTTTTTCGAACAATGATGTTGGTGTAGAAGCACTGGGTTCGATAGTAGCAGATGGTGGGTTTTTTGGTCGGATTAAGGGTTCAAATGCAATAGTCGCAAGTACAGTTACGGCAACTTCGTTTACTGGAAGCGGTACAAATATAACAGATATCGATCCAACTCATATTAATGGTGTTATTGGTGTTGGTGCTGGCGGTACAGGTTTGACTTCATTTACCGAAGGTGATATAATATACGCAAATGGTTCAGCTTCACTCGCTGTAATAGGTCCAGGTTCGGCAAGTGCGGGACAGTTTCTTAAAATGAATTCGACTAAAACGGCACCCGAATGGTCCGATGTTCCACTCACGTTAGACGAAGTACTCGCATCACAAACTGGCGTATCTAACGTTTCCGACGAAGTCATAACATTATCCAAGGGGTCGGGTGTGGCCATGGAAATAGAAACAGCTCAATTAGCATTAAACGGGTCTGGAATCGTATTAAATGCACCAAATGGTGTTATATCTGCAGATACGTTTGCAGGTAATGGATCGTCTATAACACATTTAGATTTGGGTGATGCTACTAATACCGGTCAAGTTTCTGTTGCTCGAGGTGGTACGGGTGCTGTTAATACAACCGGTACCGGTGATAACGTATTAGCAGGTTCTCCAACTATCAACGATCCAAATATTACAAACGGTGTAGTAATATCTTCGGGAGGTCTTAAACAGGATTCTCTATCTCCGTTGAGTACACCATACGTGAACAGTTCCGGGGTATTAGAGGATAGTAAAACATCTTTTAACCCAGGTACCATGGTCACGTCTATTAGTTCAAACGTAGCCATATCCGGAAACTTAAACGTAGCCGGTAATATTACGGCACAACACACGACGGATCACTTCATAACTGATAATATATTTGCAGTTGCACACAACAACACCATAGATGCTAAAGATATGGGTCAACACATGACGAGACCAGCCGCAAACGTATTTGCAGGTTTCTTAGGACAAACCATGGCTAACGAATATACAATCGCTTACACAGAAAGTAAATCCGAAAGTCAAACTATCGTACCAACTCTTACTACACCAGACGGGTATATTACCGCAAACGTTTGGGGCAACGTATTAGCGGGTAATGTGACAACTACTGGTACAATACAAGCTACAAATCTGAACATTGATGGTATACACGCAGGTGAATTTCTATATGGTACACCATCTGGTACAATGTCAAAATTATCAACATCGGGTGGTAATGGTAAATTTTTAAAACTTACCGGAACAACACCATCGTGGGCCGCCGTTTCTTCAGATTTACAAACTATTACAGATGGGGGTGCAACAACAACCCGCACGATCGCGTTTAATAACGCGACAACGGGTTTAACATCCGCGGGTGATATTGACATCGCCGCTACAAAACAAATCGATTACGCGGGTGATGTTTTGCTTAAATCGTCGGCAGGTGCAATAGCATCTTTGAAAATCGATAACGCTATAAAACTCGACCCAGCGCACGCATCACCTACAAATAACGTTTTATCGTTTAATACGTCCACGGGTGAGATTTACGATTCGGGAGGACAAGGTGGTTCGTCGCTCGATAATATTCACGAGTACAAGGCAAACGTCTCTATAGGTCCATCAGTCGCATCCGCTAATCTTACAGTTAACGTATTCGAATCGAATGTACTCACAGTTTCGGGGAACGTATCAGTAGATAACATTACAATAGGTACTTTACACGTCGCCGCATCACCATTTAGTTTGGACGATGTTGCCGAAGCACATGCAACCGCAAACGTAACATCCAACGTTCTTCAATTTACAGGTCCAGTAAACACAGTTTTACACGATAACGCATTTATTACGACGAAAAGTATTAAAATCGGTTCAAACGTTAACGCTACAGGAAACCTCGTATCTCAAAATATACAACTCACGAATCCAGATATAACGGCAACAATGTCCAGTACAGATACCATAACCATAGATGCTAAAAATAAAAGTTATGGAACATCACCTCTTGTTGTTTTAGGAGGCGATCTAACTAGTCTCGTATATTCAAATCTTATAAATGGCGCGCAAATAGTTGTACCATTTATAGCAAACGGTGCAAATAGAAATATATCAAAAACATTATCGAATGTTAACTGGTATGTCCAGACAGCAGATGTTTCTATAAAACAAAATGATCAAGCACTCATGACCGTATCAAATGTTGCAGGGAATGTATACATGAATGCAATAACATTTACATCAGGATCGTAATTTTTTTAATTTTTTACTCTTTCATATTATACATAGGCTTAAAAATAAAAAACCTTAGTATAATATAAAATATGTCTGGAGGTATAGCCCAACTCGTTGCTATTGGTGCCCAAGATGCGCACCTTGTCGGTCAACCCGAAGTTTCCTTTTTTAGATCTAACTACAAACGTCACACAAATTTCGCCCAAACTGTTGAAAGACAGGTTATCCAGGGCAACCCAGTCGCTAATGGTATGTCGACCGTTAGATTCGAGCGTAAAGGTGATATGCTCGGATATGTCTACATCTCGAACAGAAGTGCGGATATCACCAATTGGGCTAACAAAGTCGCCAAAGTTGAACTTTTGATCGGTGGTCAAGTCATTGATGACCAAACTGATGAGTTTATTAGAACACTCGCGCCAGTTACCACGAGTCAAACGTACTCCAAGTATAAGTTTAACAACCAATACTTCTACCCACTCAAATTTTCGTTTTGCGAAAACGCTCAGTCCGCGATTCCATTGGTCGCGCTCCAATACCACGATGTTGAATTGAGAATCACGTGGGGTTCGTCGGCGACTGACGACGCGGAAGTGTATGCCCAATTCATCCACCTCGACACGGATGAACGCACGGTCTTGTCCGCTGAACCACAAAACATGCTTATCACACAAACACAAAAGTCTATCAAATCTTCCGCCAAAACGCAAGAAATCAACTTCAACCACCCAATGAAATACTTGGTTGCCGTTAATGGTATGGTTGCCTCTAAGGCCAAGCTCCAAATTAACGGTACGGATGTCACTGATGCGAAGGCGGTTCGACCACACTTTACATCGGTACCAGTCTACTACCACACACAAGCTGCGGATACGACTGCCACTGCGACGTTCTTGCAACCATTCTGTCTCGATACGTCCAAACTCCAACCAACTGGGTCGCTCAACTTCAGTAGACTCGATTCCGCGAGACTCGTTTCTGACAACGAATCGTGGGGTAACGACATCTACGGTGTTAACTACAACATCCTCCGTATCGAAAATGGTATGGGTGGTTTGATGTATTCCAACTAATTTAATTTAAATAGCCAGTTATTATAAATGTTCTGGCAACTTGTTTTTCTCACTGCTTTTATTTTTATAATTACATACGATCCCAAGTCCGGAACTTTGAATCATCTCGTCGACTCCAAACAAGAACCCGCTCAAAATGCAGAGTGTAAAGAAGGTCACTTCCAGGAGATTCAATTTGCTCAACAAGGATACGAATGCCCCAGGGAACAAAGTGTTCACATGGGTGCGATTATACGAACTTAAAAACATAATTCTACATTTCAGTATAAAATGCTTACGTTCGATCGTGATACCGCAATAATTGTAGCCATAGCAGTATGTGTTGCTGCTACTATTTACATGTATTTAGAACTCAAAAACACCAAGGAAGAAATGGAAGGAGTTAAGGGTGTTAATGGTAAAATAACTTCATTTTTATCCAATATTAGACCAGTTGCACCACCACAGTCTTATCAAGAACAAGAAAATAACGTTGTAAAGCAAACCCAAGTAGAGGTTGAGAATGATGAAAATTCAGAAAGCGAGGAAGAATCCTCAGAATAATCATCTCGCTAAATTATAACTTGCAAATGCGCAATGAAGAAATACAAAGCTATTGCTATTCCTGTATCGTTTACTGGTGATAAACCAAAATTTCTCACCGTCCGGGATCGTAGATTCAAAGATTGGATTTTCGTCACCGGAGGGTGCAGGCGAAGAGAAATACCGAATCCCATACGGTGTGCCTTACGTGAATTAGACGAAGAAACACGTGGGGTCGTCAACCTTAAAAAAGGTGAATACACGGATTTTAAGTTCATTGTGAAAGAAAGTCCGGGTGTCGAATTAGAATATAACGTTTTCGTATTTTACGTAAATTATACTAAACAAGAACAAGACGAACTTGTACGAAAGTTTAACGAAGAAAAACAAAAAACAAATTTAAAAAAAATACAAAAATTA